GCAGCCCATATACAGGAGCACTGGCCGAGCGATGAACCCCTTCCCGCCTTCTCAACCAACTGACGACCCGCGCGCGACCGCGCTGGCCTGGCGGCTGGAGCTGGAGCGCGCCTACGGCCCGGCGGCGGAACGGCTGCTGGCGGCTTACGGGCGCGTGCGCGGCGTGCTGGCCGGGCAGGCGCGGGCACTGGCGCGTGAAATCGCCGCGATTGAGTCGGGTGGCGGCAGCGTGTCGCCGGCCGTGCTGCGACGGCTGGCCAGCTACCAGGCGCTGGCTGAACGGATCGAAGCCGACATCGGCGACTTCGCGGCGCTGGCGCGCTTCGAGAGCGGGGCGCTGGCCGACGAGGCGGTGCGGCTGGGGGTCGAGGCGGCGCTCGACGGCGTGGCGGTGCAGTCGGCTTTGGCGGCGGCGGCGTGGGCGAGTCCCGATCCGGCCCTGATCAGCGCGCTGGTCGGCTACGTCGACAGCGACGGCATGCGGGCGAAGTTCGCGTCTTTCGGCGCCAACGCGGCCCAGGACTTCGCCGACCTGATGCTGGCGCTCACCGCCCAGGGCAAGGGGTCGCGGGCGATTGCGCGGGCGCTGACTGCCTGGCTGGACGTGCCGTTCGCCTGGGCCGAGAACCTGACGCGGACGACCCAGATCTACAGCTACCGGGCGGCGACGTCCGCCAGCTTTGCCGCCAACGCCCAGCTGCTCGACGGCTGGCTGTGGGAGGCGTCGCTCGACGGGCGCACGTGTTTGAGCTGCATCAGCCAGCACGGCACGATCCACAGCGTCGACGAGACGCTCGACGATCACTGGCGCGGCCGGTGCGTGCAAGTTCCGGTCGTCAAGGGCACGACCTGGGCGAGCGATGTCGAGCGCGGGCAGGACTGGTTCGAGCGGCTGCCGGAAGGCGTGCAGCGGCGCCTGGCCGGCGATCTGCTGTGGACGTCGCTGCGGGCGGGCGACATCGGCTGGGGGCAGCTCAGCCAGGTCCACCACGACGACGTGTTCGGGTCGATGCGGCGCGAGGCGTCGGTGCGCGAGCTGGTGCCCGACGACGGGCGCTACGCGGCGTTGCAGGCGCAGGCGCGGGGCTTGACGCCCAACGGGATAACGCGGGAGACGGCGGCGATCGAAGCGGCGCGAGCGAGGTCGGGGTGATGCAAAACACTTTGCACGGTTCAGTGCAGCTGAACATACCCCCGACGTTCGTGACGTTTCGAGCGCTTCTGATCGCGCTCTACGACCTGCACCTGGGGCAGAAGGCGCTGATCGACCGGCTGCACGACGTGTGGAAGCTGGGTGCGCCGTCGCCGGACAGCATCGTGCGCGACCCGAAGCACTACGACGAGCGGGTGCGGCAGGCGGGCAATGTCGAGAAGCGGCTGCTGCTGCCGGAGCCGCTGGCGGGCTGGATCGAGGAAGCGAGCGCCGCGCGCGGGATGCCACTGAGCGCCCGGCAGGCGATCAACCTGGCGCTGGGGGCAGCGGACTATCAACTGGAGAAGAAGGCATGACGACAATCAACCGGGTGTTGATTCAGGCTAACCGAAGGTTAGCACTGGTTCGGCGGCTTGATGCCACCGGACGGATCGACCTGAGCAAGCGGCGGACGTGGCACGACGAGACGCCGCCGCCGCCACCACCGGCAACGCCGCCGCCGCCAGCGGGCGGACAGCAGCCGCCGGCGGCACCACCTGCGCCGACCCCGCCCGCCGAGCCGATCCCCGACTGGGTGAGCGACCCGGAGAAAGCGTATGCCGAGATTTTAAAGGTGCGGGGAGAAGCGGCGAAGGCTCGGACGGACAAGCATGCCGCCGAGACGGCGCTGCAAACGAAGCTGACGGCTGAGCAACAAGCCGAGCAGCAGCGGCTGATCGACGAGAAAAAGTATCAGGACCTGTACGAGCAGGAAAAGGCGAAGCGCGAGGCGAGCGAGGCGCAGGTGAGAACGGCGCAGCTCGATGCGCTGCGGATCACGGTCGGCGCGGCGGCGGGGCTGCCGGTGGAGCTGGCGGCGCGGCTGGTGGGCACGACCGAAGAGGAACTGAAGGCGGACGCGGACAAGCTCAAGGCTTTGCTACCGCTGCCGCCCGGACAGACGCCGGCGCCGGGTGCGCCGCGGCAGACGACCACGCCGATCCCGGGAGGGGCACCGGCGGGCGAGACCGACGACCAGCGCCGCAATCGGCTGCGCGGCGGGGGAGCCGCCAGCGTGTTCGCGGGCGGGCAGGTCGTCGACGTGCAGCGGAAGAACTAGGGCGAGCGAAACGGCTCGCAGGCGAGGCGAGATGATGATGAAGGCTATTCAGACTTTGAGGCTGGGGCTGGCGGTGCTGATCGTGCTTGGCTATCGCTCCGCGATAGCACTGGCCCGGCTGTTGCAGATCGGGGTGAGGCAGCCGGAGCGGCGGCTCAAAGCCGCGCGCCCGGTGGACTACGCGGGCAGGGTCGACCTGAGCCAGCGTCGGGCGTGGCACGACAGCACGATTTCGACCTACGGCGACATCACGGCGTTTGTGAACACGATCTTCCAGGATGCGCTGTTCGTGGCGCGCGACACCGGGCTGATGCTGAACCTGGTGCAGATTTTGAGCGCGCGCGGGCTGGCGCCGCGCACCATCCCCAAATGGGGGCAGGCGACGGTGACGGAAGGCAACGAGGGTGTCGACTACAGCGGCACGGCCAACCTGGACAAGAGCGTGGCGGCGACGATCACGCCGTTGATCGCCAAGACGCAGTACAGCTTCACCGAGGCGCGGGTGCAGACCGACCCGGACAGCGTCGAGCGGGCGGCGTCGAATGAAATGGGCGGCGCGATTGCCGAGCACATCGACACGGCGCTGGTAGGCGCGTTCGCCAGCTTTACGGCGGGCATGGGCGCGGCCGGCAGCGCCCTTACGCTGGCGCGCTGCGCGGCGGGCATGGCGATTCTGCGCACCAACAACGCGCGCGGACCGTTCAGCTACGTGCTGCACCCGTACGGCTGGCATGACATCTGGACGGAATTGGGGCAGCCGGCGACCAACCAGGCGCTCTTGGGCGAGGTGGCGAACGAGGCGCTGCGCGAATACTACGTCATGCGCCAGATCAACGCCAACTGGTACACCGACGGCAACATCGCCATCGATGGCGACGACGACGCGGTCGGCGCGGTGTTCAACCGCGAGGCGATCGTGTTCGACAGCCGCCATGAGCCGCTGATGCTGCGCGACTTCGACCCGTCGGTGCTGGGCGGCGGCGCGCATGAAGTCAACCTGGAAGTGTGGTATGGCACGGGCGTGCCGCGACCGGAGTACGGCGTGAAGCTGACCCACGACGCGACCGCGCCGAGCGGGTGAGAAGGAAGTTAAAAGTAAATACAGTTAAAAGTTAAAAGAAAGGGAAGTTAAAAGTTAAAGCGCCCGATTCATGGCGCGCCTTTTAACTTTTTCTACTTTTAACTTTTAACTTTCCACGTTCAACTGAGCGAAGCGGAGGCTTGTAATGGGACTCGGTGGCGAGAATGTACAGGTGCAGCGGCTGACGATCCTGGGCGACCCGGTCGGCAGCGGCAACATCTTCTATCTGATGAAGGCGCCGCGCGACCTGACGGTGACGCGGGTATCGGTGGTGAGCGAGAACACCCAGAACGCGGGCACGGCGGTGCTCCTGGCGCTCGAAAACTGGGGCACGGCCGGCACGGCGGTCGAGGGCACGGTGGCGGCGGCGGTCGGTGGGACGGCGGCGGCGGCGGTGCTGACGGCGCGCACGCCGGTCGAGGCGACCATCACGGCGGCGCAGGCTTACGTCAGCGAGGACGAGTGGCTGGTGGTCGACTACACCGAAGAGGGAACGGGCTGGATCGCGGGCGACATGTTCGCCTACCAGGTCGAATACGTGTTCGGCAAGGTCGGGTAAGGGCAAGTTAAAAGTAAAAAAAGTTAAAAGTTAAAAGGAAGGACAGTCCAAGACGGGCGACGAAAGCCAGCCTTTAACTTTGTCTACTTTTAACTTTTAACTTTCCACGTTCAACTGGAGTGTTGATGCGAATGAAAATACTTTTTTGCTCGAACGCGCCCTTCGTGGCGAGCGGCTATGGGAACCAGACTGACCTGTTCACGCGGCGCCTGAAAGCCGCCGGGCACCAGGTGGTGGTGGTCGGCACGTTCGGGCACCACGGCGCGACCATGCACGCCGGCGGGATCAGCATATTGCCGGCCGGGCTGGAGCAGTACGGCAACGACGTGCTCGAAGCCGACATCGACGCGCTGAAGCCGGACGTGGCGGTGCTGTTGTACGACGCCTGGGTGATGCGCCCGCAGATCATGCGCCACCTGACGGCCTGGTCGCCGGTCGACCATCAGCCGATGCCGCCGCTGGTGCGCGAGCGCCTGAGCGTCGCCAAGCACACCTGGGCGATGTCGCGGTTTGGCGAGCGCGAGATGCGCAAAGCCGGACTCGACCCGTACTACGTGCCGCACGGGGTCGACACCGGGGCGTTCCACCCGACCGACCGCAGCGAGGCGCGGGCGGTGTGGGGCGTGTCAGCGGACACGTTCCTGGCGGTGATGGTGGGCGCCAACAAGGGCACGCCGGCGCGCAAGGGCTTCGACCGGGTCTTCAAGGCGTGGGCGCAGTTCGTCGAGAAGTGCCCACAGAGCCTGCTCTACATCCACGCGCACGCCAACGAAGTGCACGGCGGTCTCGATCTGATCGAGTGCTCGCAGTTCTACGGCGTGCCGGAGGCGAATTTGAAGCTGGCCGACCCGTATGGGCTGGCGCGATCGCGCTACGGCACGGCCACCATGAACGCGCTCTACAACGCCGCCGACGTGCTGCTGGCGCCGAGCATGGGCGAGGGCTTCGGCATCCCGGTGATCGAGGCGCAGGCGGCTGGCTGCCCGGTGGTGGTGAGCGATTTCACGGCGCAGAGCGAACTGGCGGGGCCGGGCTACAAGGTGCCGATTCACGACGACGACCGGGTATGGACGGCCTATGGCAGCGAGTGGTGCCTGCCGCGCCCCAGCGAGATTCTGAAGGGCATCGACTGGGCGTTCGAGCAGCGCGGGAATAAGTGGCTGCGGGCGGCGAGCCTGGCGTTTGCGCTCGACTACGACGCCGACCGGGTGTTCGAGCAGTACCTGCACCCGGCGGTGCTGAGCTGCGGCGGACAAGCGCTGCCGGAAGCCAAGGCGGGGGGCGAGACGATTGCCGTTATCAGTCCAGGCAACCCCGCCTCACGTCCCGTGAGGGACGCCTGTGCGAACGGGCACGACTGGGCGCAGGTGGGCGTGTGGGACGAGGCGAAGGTCGGGCCGAGCAGCGCAGCCGTTCGGGTGCTGTGTGTGCCCTGCAAGCGTCCCGGCTGCCCGGCGGAACTGGCCGTGCTGCCGGGCTTACCTTCGGACGCTGAAGGCGGGCGCCGGGTGGTGCGCGAGACCGGCTTCGAGATGGCGATCAACGGGGTGGCGCTCGACATCGAGGACGACCCGCAGTCGGCCGTCGCCAAAATCGTCTGCCGCGAGGCCGGCAGCAGCTACCGGCTGGATGAAATTGAGTTTGCGCCGGGCGACGTGGTGCTCGATGTGGGCGCGCACGTGGGCGTGATCAGCATCTATCTGGCACGCACGCACCCGGACATCCGCATCATCGCCTACGAGCCGATGCCCGACAACTTCGCCCGGCTGCAAAGGAATTTGCAGTCCAATGGGGTGACGACGGTCGAAGCGGTCAACATGGCCGTCACGGGCACGGGCGGGCGTGTGGAACTTGCCCGCGCCGAAGGCAACAGCGGCGGGCACAGCGCCTACACCCACGCCAACGGCAACGGCGTTGGTGTGCCGAGCCGGACGCTGGCGCAGGTGCTGGAGGCGCACGGCGTCGAGCGGGTGGCGCTGCTGAAAATCGACTGCGAGGGCGCCGAGTACGAGATTCTGACCAGCAGCACGGCGCCGCTGGGGCTGATCGAGCGCATCCGGGGCGAGCTGCACACCAACGCCCGGCTGCGGGCTGAGGGCCACGACCCGGCGGAGCTGCTGGCGCTGCTGGCGGCGGCCGGGATTGAGGCGGAGGCGCACGTATGCCCGATCGCCGAGTAGACGTGAGTGTGCTCGTCGCGGCGTACGACTGCGCCCTGACGATCCGCCGGGCGGTGGCGAGCGCGGTGAATCAGCCGGGGATCGTCGTCCAGGTGTGCATCTGCCATGACGCGGGTCCGGCCTCGGCCTGGGGCGCAGTTGTGCAGGCAGCTTATGAGCACGCTGGCGTGGTAACTTTTCGCCAGCACGACGCGAACCAGGGACCCGGCGCGGCGATGCAGCACGCCGCCGAAATGGCAACCGGGCGCTACCTGATCCTACTGGGCGACGACGACTGGCTGGAGCCGGGCTGCCTGAAGCCGTTGGTGTACGCGCTGGACACCGATCCGACGATCAGCTTCGCCTACGGGGCGACCCAATATTGGGGACGGCGCACTGAGCTTTACGTGCCGCCGACATTTGCGCGTCAGGACTTCTACACCGGCTTCCCGTCGCTGTACGGCTATCTGTTCCGGCGCGAGGTATGGGAAAGCGGTCCGGGCTACCGGGACGAGTTCGAGCGCGAGGGCCGCTGGCTGGGCGCGCCCGACTGGGACATGGCGCTGCAGTGTATCGAAGCGGGTGACGGGGCGTGTCTGCCCGACGTGCTGGTGCTGAACCACCTGCTGGTTCCGGGCCGCATGACCGAGATCGTCGGGCGGCGCGGTGCCGACGTGCTGGCATCGCTGAAAGCAAGATGGCCGAAGCTGGAGGCTGAGACGGTATGAAGATCGCGGTACTTTCGGACACGCGGCTGCCGACCCGGCGCGACTATGCCGGGCACGGACTGGGCGCAATGGTGCTGGCGGCAGCCGAAGGCCTGGCGGCGCGCGGGCACACGGTGACGCTGTTCGCCGGGGCGGGGAGCCGCTTCGAGAGCGGGGCGCTGGTGATGGCCGAGCGCGAGGAAGATTTCAAGCCTGAAGGCTTCGACGCGATCCTCGACAGCACGCATCAACACGGTCTGCAAAGAATTTTGCAGACTACGGCGATCGTCAACTGGTCGCACGACCGGGAAGCCAAGCCGGGAAGCCAAGCCGTGTTCCCGACCGAGGCGCACAAAGCCTTTCACAAGCAGCCGGGCGGCGAAGGCAAGCCGGGGCGGGTCGTCCACAATGGGGTCGAAATCTCCGATCTGCCGGACGCCGAGCCGCCCCGCGACTACTTCCTATACCTGGCGAGCTTCTACCCCAACAAGGGTCCGGTGATGGCCGCCAACGCCGCCCGGCTGGCCGGTGTCCGGCTGGTCATGGCCGGGCCGACGCCGCCGGGCATTCCGGTCATGGAGTCGGTCGCGTACGTGGGGCCGGTGTGGGGCGAGGACAAGACGCGGCTGCTGGCCGGGGCGCGGGCGCTCCTCTTCCCGGCGAGCATCGAAGCCGGCAGCATCACGCCATTGGAGGCGCAGGCGGTCGGCACGCCGGTGATCGCCACGCTCTACGGCGGCGCGGGCGAGAACATTGCCACCCATCACGTGCTTGGGCTTTGCCCAAGCCTTGCCGCCGACACGCTGGAGATGGCGGACTTCATCCGCCGGGTGCGCGACCTGGCGCCGGACGAATACCAGCGGCTGCGGGCGCGCGTGCGCGGCTGGGTGCAGGAGTTCCGCAGCGTCGGGCGCCTGATCGACGGGCTGGAGGCGGCGTTGAAAGATGCCGCGGGCGGGCTGGTGTGGTGATGCTTGAGGGCAAGCGGGACGTGTCGCTGTGGAACGATCTCGACTGGATCGAGGCGCACTACGACGAGCTGGCGCGGCTGCACGCCGGGCGCTGGGTAGCGGTGCGCGACGGCGTGGTGGTCGGCGACGGGGTGTTCCTGGCTGACCTGAAAGACCGCTGCCGGAGCATCTTTCCGCAACCCGCCTACCGCCTGATCTACGCAGTGGAGGACGAAAGCTGATGACCCTGCGTGACGGCATGGCGGATCTGATCACCCGGCTGCGCTCGATGGGCGATGCCGGCACGGCCGACTACACCCTGGGCAGCGAAACGTACTGGACAGACGACCAGCTCCAGGACGTGCTCGACGGGCACCGGGACGACATCCGGCGCGAGCGGCTGATGATGGCGCCGGAAGTGGCGGCGGGCAACGTCACCGAGTACCGCGAGTTCGTATGGCGCGGCGGCGGCGACGTGGAAGGCGCGGCCAGCGGGTCGGAAGCGTGGCTGGTGCAGGACTCGACCGGCACGAGCTACGGCACGGCGGGCACGCCGGCGTATACGCCCAACTACCGGGCTTCGCGGCTGCGCTTCGACGCCGACCTGGGCGGGACGGCGCTCTTTTTGAGCTACCGCGTCTTCGACCTGGAGCGGGCGGCGACGGAGGTGTGGGAGCAAAAAGCCGCGCACGTCAGCAGCCGCTACGACATCGCCACCGACAATCACAAGCTGAGCCGGTCGCAGCTGCGGCGGGGCTACCTGGAGATGGCGGCGCTGCACCGGCGGCGGGCCAAGGTACACATCAGCCGCCGGGTGCGCGACGACGTGAATCCGTGATAACCGTTATCAAAACGCGGCGGATCTACCGGGACTTCGCAGCGCTGGCGACGTGGCATCTGCGCTGGTAGGGCTATGGACTGCTGCTGGGGTTGTTGACC